TAGTAAATTATCTATTCTATTTGATGTCAAAATCGTATCAAATATATTTTGTTTACCACCTTGTTGGTATAGCTTCGTTCCATTTAAATGAATAGATTTTGAAATTGCCCAACTTAACTGCTCACTTGTTGGTATCTTACCATCTTTATTTGTCTTACCACCTATCCCTTTTTTATTTATCCAATCTAAAATAGACTTTTGTAGTGTAGGATTGCCTTTCTTAGCTCCAAATGAAGTAGGTTTACGACCATTCCACAATACCGATATAAAAGGACTTGCATAAATTGTCATACTATTTTCGTTAGATTCAACCTCAATAGACTTACCGAAAAAAGAACCACTTACCTTTTGCAATTCAGGAACAATAGTATTCGTAAATTGATCAAATATTTCTTTATTTGTTGACATAATAAATAATTGACCCAATTAATAACCAACTCCCTATAGTAATTAACCAAAGATATTTTTTATATTTTAACATACTCCATCTGTATTTATAATTCTTAAACTAAACGGCATCATTACACCACTCATATTTGTATCAAATAAATTAAGAACCTGAACACAAGTTTCAACTTTCAATTCTCTTACATTATCCACATCATTTTCAAGTGCTATTTGAAACTCTCTTTGAGCTGTTTTAGCCTTAATAAATGTGCTTTCTTGTTGTGTATCATTGTCATCTAATTCAGATTTAAATAAGAATAAAGCCACACAAATATAAGTCTCTTGAAACGCTCCTGTAATAGCTATTTTAGGAGTATACTTCATTGGCATATCCAAATAAACACACGGTAATAATTGTTCATCAGCCATTAAGTTCTGAAATTGTGTTTCGCTATGTAAAAATGTATAACTTGCACTGTTTGATGTCATATTATCCACGTGTCCTTTTACTAATTGTTTTATTGTCATTTTTCTTTTATTATTTCTGAGTAGTTCTTTTCAAATTTAGTACTTATATTTTGTTTTAATAGTATTAAAAAGATTAAATTATACGGTAATTGTTCAACTTGTTCGTGTGTATAGTTGTATTTCTCTGCTATCATATCAATTGTATTGAAATCTCCCAACTCATTAAAGCTATCAATACCAGCCATTTTTTGCTCTATTGTAATCTCTGATTTTAACCTTTCATTATCTCGTTCAATTATCTTTGTTAATCTATTCAATAGATAGCAATAGGATTGAAATACGACCTCACAATCTAATTCTAAACAATCTACACCTGAATACAATTTAATGATCTCATACACGTTGGATATGTCCCTACATGCTAATATTTTTTTCTCATAGCTTTGTTCACCTAGATCAAAAGGTAGTTCAATATTATCTATAAAATTACTTTCTTCAAACTTAGTCGGGTCATCCTGGAGAAACTCTAAATAAGGAGTAATTACCTCAATATCTAACATCAATATTTCAACCTCGTTTAACCCAGTTAATATTTGAATAGCTTGTATCTCGTTTGAACTTTGTAGTTTCAAATAATCTTTGAATTTAATGTCACTCCAGCTAGTAGGAAGATTGAAATCCTTTATTTGTGTTTTAAATTTTATCATAGTAAACGGTTTCTGGGTGCTTTTGCTTTTGGTTTCAACTCAAAATAGTATCTCATCATTATACTATCCCAATGATCGGGTGAACGTCCTATATTTGCCTTAATAACATCCTTTGAAATAATACCTAAACGAGTATCTTTATCAATTTCTTTTTGTTTTATTTGCTCCATTTCTTCACTAGCCAAATCACGAACGTGTGTATTATTTGAAACCTCACCACATTCTCTAGCTTGTATTTTTTTAGCCATTAATATACTACATTGACTTTTTAAATTCTCATAGTTTTCACCGTTTAAAGCTCTACTATTATTAACAAAACCCTCACATCTTAACATATCCACCAAACCACCACCTACACCATCCTCATCTGCTATTGTTTGACTATTTGGCACGTTGTATTTAGCTTGTAATTTTCGAGCTTTTTCAAATGCTTCTACTATTGTATTCTTTGCAAATATTACAACATCAATACACTTCCATTCATTCCATACCCTATAAACCGTTGTATCTTTACCTTTTCGAGCTACATCAATAGTTATGTAATGTTTACCATTATCATTTATATGAACGGGGTTAAAATAGTCTATAATAGCGTCCATATCAATTAATGTAGATGGATCGTCATCATATTCCCAATTCCCATAATAAAGCCTTTGCTTTGCGTTATTATCTAATTGTAATAATGACTTTAAATAAGATGGGTGTAAATGTGGATTATCTTGTGGTAACGCTTGTATGAACTTTCTATAATCTTTTAATGTTCCGTTTTTAGATGGTTGGTAAAATTCTTTATAAGTCCAATTCTTTGCAGGATTTAAAGTACCTAACATTTTAGGAATTAAATTATATTCTGTTAGTTTATATCTTATCCTAGATTTAACGATTTGCCACGCTTTATAAACAACTTGGTTACACTCATCTATAAAAGCTCCTGTAATTTCTAATGATCCTAAACTATCATAGTTCGGATCACTTGGATATAAGAATAAATCTTTGAGTATTATCTCGCTACCATTTTCAAAATAAATAACATTTGATTGAGCGTTATAATTAAACTCATTACCTATATCTAATTTGCTTGCTAGTTCAAAGAAAGTGTTTAAAGTAGTTTCTTTTAATGTTTTAAGTTTTGCTCTACCCATTAACCATCTAGTTCCTGGATAGTTTTGGCACATTGAAATTAACCATAAACAACCGAACGCTGATTTACCACCACCAGCCGCACCTCCGTAAAGTACTTCTTCGGTGGTGCTGTCATTTAAATAGTATGTAGCGTGTTCCTGTTTTACTAAAAGTTTCATTTATTTTCATTCGGATTTATTCCACTACCTAAATGTATAACATTCTGAATTTTTTCACCCATTGAGGTTATATCCGTTTGCTGTTTAGGTTTACCAAACATATACTCAAAAAACATTTTAATAGCCCAATCTTTACCACTATCGATAGCTTCAGAAAGTTTTATAAATGCTTGTTCTTCCAAAGGAGAAAGTTTCTCAATTAGATTTTGCTCTTCTGCTTTACTTTTACGACCACCATTTGAGTGACCACCATTTAATTTTCTTTTGTCTTCCATAATTGAAAAAAATTGAGTTCAATTACAATATTAATGTCATTTGTTTATTAAACATTGCATCTACAACTGTACTACAACCGTATCTTTTAACTGCTAGATCAATAAAGTAAGGTTCTTTCCTAACTCTATAATTTGACTTAACTATAGGCAAAGGCTCGATAAGAATACCATCTACAAATGTAGCTTTGATATTCCTTACTTTGCAATACTCTTCTAATTTATTTAATTGTAGCATATCCGTTCATAAAGATAATAATATTTCTCACATCTTATATTTTCGTAGACGATTATTTCAAACCATTCAAAAAGTTCTTTTGTCATAATTCAAACGGATAATCTTCTCCTGTTATTGCAAAAATTAAGTTCTGTAATTGATGAACATATTTAAATTCTTGACCTACTCTATAATGTATTTCTTCTGTTGGTAAATAATAAATTCCATCTTTAAAATTACCTAAACATATAATTCCATTCCACCATTCAATACCATCACTTTCAAATCCTAATTTAGTTAACCAATAACTATCTAAATCTATTGGATCGTATCTCCATAGTGTTTTATGTTCATAAATATCTACAAAATCAACTAATTCTAGTTTATTAATTTCTTCTCCAATATTTATTATATTCCCAATTCTTAATTCGTTTGCTTTCATTATTTCTTAGTTTTAAAAGTACTGTAATTATTTACAATATAGATAACGAACTCTCGCATAAAAATACTATCGTTTTCCGATTTGTACCATTCTATTGCAACCTTATGAAGGTCGGATAAAGTGCCGTGTTTAGTTATTATATTTTTTCTATTGGGCAAATCGAGTATGGGCTGTATTAACATAACTTATTTTCTTTTAAATATAAATCAATTAGAAATTTAGTTTTTTCTAAGTCTTCTTTAAAGTTACCTTTTTTTCTACATCTAATAATACGTTTTATAATATCAAATTCGTATGAATTAAGATTTTGTTGTTCAGCAAATTGATATAAACTGCCTTTTGAATTATCATAGTGCGAAGGTTCTTTATCATTAGTAGATATATCAAATGAACTGGTACTCCAATAATCTACCTTACCAATATGATTATACTCATCACCAACTAAAACTTGCCCTTTAATAATGTTATCATCTTTATAAGTCACTTGAACTACTAAATCCGTTGTTTTTGATTCTGCAATTGTATTTTTCATTTCTTTTCGTTTAAATATATCTTAATCATATGTTCAATCGGATGACATACGTATTTTTCTCCGTTGGTTCTGAACCACATAAAAAAATCTAATAATTCTTTTTCCATTATTATAATATTTCTTTTAATTTATTTTGATAAGCATCTCTTGCATCTTCTTCATTTATAAAATATCCTAAATTTTTTTTAATTCTATTTATTTTAATATTAGCATTCCATTTTTTATAATGTTTACACCAACAAACACCAGTATATTTTGATGTTTTATTTTTAACGTCTTTACTAGAATTTTGTCTTTGCGTAATTAACTGTAAATTTTCAAATCTATTATCTAAATGATTATTGTTTATATGATCTACTATTGTTTTATG